CATGCAGGCGATTGGCGCAGGGTATTACGAACTAATGGCTGATCGCGGTTTTGACGGCGGCGTTGAAAAGCTTGTGCGCCTGAAAGACTTCGACGCCGCACTGGCCCGCGAGGCTGCGTTGCGCTCAGAAAATGAGCGTCTTGAACTGCTAGTTAAGGTTTCTCAGTGGGGCTCATCTGTTGAGGCTCAAGCAGGTGATGAGGCTCGTACCGAACTGGCCGTCCTGAATGAGCATATCGAGCTGCTGACTGCCGATCTCGCGTGGTCGGAAAACGATAGCCGCGATCAGTCGAAGGAACTGGCTGCGTTGCGGGAAGAGCTGGCCAGCAAAACAGCAATGCTCGAGGCTGAACAGAAGTGGTTCGACAAAGAAGTCGATGAAATTCAGTCAAAGCTGACAGCCGCCGAGCAGCCCGCGCCGGTGGGTTGGAAACTCGTTCCGATTGAGCCGACCGATGCGATGATCCAGGCGGGTATCAATACGCCCTGCGGTGATATCGAGTCTCAAGACTACCGCGATGTATATACCAACATGTTGAAGGCTGTTTCACCATGAATATCGACACGGGCCGAGCTATTAGCCTACGTGACTCAGGGTTACCTTGGCACGCTGTAGCAACTCAGTGTAACTCCACGGTGCACCTAGTGCGCCGTGCGCTTGCGGCGGCTGGTTATAAACACGACAAGCGTTATCTTTCGTTAGTTCGTCGCTGTCGCAAAGAATTGTTATCAGCTCACGAACTTGATCGCATGAAACGACTTAAAGCCGCCGGGGCAACTTGGAAAGAGTTAGGTCGTATAACCGGAATCGATTGCAGGAAGTTGGAACGCTATGTTAAGTGCCACTGAGTCGGAACTTCAGTTTCATATGTATCGCCTCGGTTCTCGTCGTCGTGTTGCAGCGCTGTACGGTGTGCGACGCAGCACTGTGGCTGCCGCGCTACCCGTCACCGATGTCGATCGTTTCATGTCGGGACGGATGGTGAGCATCGGGGGAATCCTGGCGAAGCGCTGCAACCTGTGTGGGACAGCCCGTGAGCTTGAGTCGTATTGGGCAGACGGTGACCGCGCTTCAGGGTGTGGCGCATGGTGCAAATCGTGTCGAACGAAGCGATCCAAACGGTAACAATCCAGCCCCTCACGGGGCTTTTTCTTGCCTGAGATAAATTACTGAAAATTAAATGACGTCGAGATAATTATAAACCGATCAAAATTTAACCAGATGTCAACCAAAAATGATTAAAAGTCGACAGCGATAATTTCAGTAATTTAAAAATCGTCAAAAATGACTCAAAATTAATTTATTTTTTCGCTGAGATAATTTAAAAATAAATTATAAGTCGACAAGTGATCAAAATTTGTACAGTTTTCATACCCCGTACCCCGGTTCTGAAAATGTATCCGGGGTAGCCTGGAAGCCACTGATTACGTGGCCTGTAGCGGGTTTACCCGAATACCCCGCATCGATCTCACTCTCTCGCCGCTGGCTTTTATACCTTAATGATATACATTATCATATACACTACTAATCTATTCTAATATTATTTATTCGGGGTATCGGGGTATAAAATAAAAGGAGGTGTCTATTCCGGGGTTCTCAGCGATACCCCGGAAAATTACCCCGGTAAAACTATACGGGGTGGCGAGTGGACGGGTTGACTGGACTGTCATCGGCGGCGACAATTGTGTGACATCAACCGCAAGGCCTTCCGCAATGCTGATCACCATCGACAACCGCACCATCGAACTGAGCGACGAACAGGTTGCGGCGTTTCACGCCCTGACTCGTTTGCAGCAAGGTGTGGCGTTGGGCGTACTCGAAGGGTTGTCGCAGCGTGAGGCGTATCGTCGGGCCGGTGGTAAGGCGAAGAGTGATGTAACCGCCGATACGTGCGTTAGCGAGATCCTCAGTAATCCGAAGGTTGCCGGGTTCGTCAGTTCGTTCAAAGTTAATCAAGTCGAAACGCTCGCAAAAGTTATCATTGACCGTGACGCAATCGTTGCGATGTTGGCCGAACAAGCGACGGTCGACATCAAGTTGCAAGACTTGAATAAACCCGAAAACTTCAAACATGTTTCGGAAGTAATCATCGACGCAGACGGTGAAGTTCGTTACAAGTTTACCGGTCCTGCTGATCGCCGTGCAGCCGCCAAACAACTTGCCGATATGCTGGGCTGGAACAAACCTCAGCAAGTTGAAGTTACTGGTGCAGTTGCCACGAACGTAACTCCACAACAAGTTATCGATTTCAAGAAAATGTTCAATGAAGCGTTTTGAAGTTGATACACCCGAGAAAGCCCTTTTCCTTCGCCTCGCTTGTGAGGAAAGTTTCGAATACTTCGTTCGCTACTTCTTCAAGGTCGTCAAGGGTTCTAAGTTCGTACTGAGCGAACACCATCACGTGATCTGTGACGCGCTGATGGACGTGTACTACGGGCGCACCACTCACCTGATCATCAACATGCCGCCCCGCTACTCGAAGACAGAGCTAGCTGTGAAAATGTTCGTGGCGTGGTGCTACGTGAAGAACGCAAAGTGTGAGTTCATCCACTTGTCGTACGCCGATATCCTGGCGCTGGATAACTCCGAGACGGTCAAGACGATCATGAAATCCGCTGAGTTCGCTCAGTTGTGGCCTGAGTTGACCATCAAACCGAACAAGGACAGTAAGAAGGCCTGGGCGACTGAGCAAGGTGGCGTGTTCTATGCGACGTCCGCTGGCGGGCCTATCACGGGCTTTGGTGCGGGCAAGATCGACGACTTCGAAGGTGACAACGGGTTCGGCGGTGCGATCATTATCGACGACCCGCTAAAGCCTGACGATGCGTACTCCGATCCGATGCGTAAGGCCGTGAACCGTCGGTGGGACGAAACGATCAAATCACGCTTCAACTCCACGAAGACGCCGTGCATTGTGATCATGCAGCGAATCCACGAAGATGATTTCTGCGGGATGTTACTCAAGGACACTGAGTACAATTTCCGCCATCTGGTACTGAGTGCCATCGTCGACGAGGGGACCGACCACGAGTCAGCGTTGTGGCCTTCCAAACACTCCCTGGACGCGCTCAGGGCGATGAAGGCGAAGAACTCATACATGTTCGCCAGTCAGATGCAGCAACGCCCCTCCCCTCTCGGTGGTGGCATCCTGCGCGGCGAATGGTTCGGACGTTACACGGTCGTGCCGCCGCTCAAGTGGCGAGCCGTATTCGTCGACACCGCACAGAAGGCGAAGCAGCACAACGACTATCAGGTCGCCGAGTGTTGGGGGCTAGGTGAGGATGGCTATCTGTACCTGCTCGACGTGCTGCGAGAGCGGTTCCAGGCGTACGAGCTTGAGGTACGTATCCCCGACTTCTGGAACAAGCACAGAACGTCACACAGCGGTCGATTGCGGTTCATGGCCGTCGAAGACAAGTCGTCAGGTACGGAACTGATTCAGAAGATTCAGAAGGTGATCAAACCGAAGATCCCGGTACGTCCGATCCCACGTGGCCCAGCGTCGAACAAGCTGACGCGTGTGATGGACGTCCAGGGTTACATCGAGGCCGGGTACGTGAAGATCCCCGCTGACGCACCGTGGGTCCACGATTTCATTACAGAGTGTGAGGCGTTCACCGCTGACGATACGCACGCTCACGATGACCAGATTGACCCGATGTGTGACGCCATCAGTCAGATGCTTCACAACAATCGGGTCGGTGTGGCGGATATGTTATGAGTCGATGCGTATCCAGCCGGGATGACGACCACCGTTAGCAGTGCAGCGCGGGCATGTCGGAGTAAATTTGAACGCTTCCCACTCCAACTTGCTGATGAGGAAGCCGCACCCGCTGCACTTCATACCGCCTTTGAACAATGACTGTTTTGGTTCGCTCATGACACATACCTCTCGTTTAAGTTACACTGGAGCATATGACACTATGACGGGCTCGTCAACATGACTTTACCAGCCACCACCGACGGACTTGTTAACGTTGCTTCCGGCCTCGGGACCAACAAGGCGAAACGTTCGCATAACTGTTTCCAGTATTCCGGTCTAAACGCCTGGGCTAACTGGGACGCAGCCTATGAAACATCGTGGTTGGCCCGTCAAATCGTCGACGTCCCGGCTGAGGACATGACCCGTGAGTGGCGTACGATCAAGTGTGACGGTGCTGATGAGATCCGCGCTGAAGAGGATCGTCTCCACATCCCGATGGACTGCAACGAAGCGCTGAGCTGGGCACGTCTGTACGGTGGCGGCGGCATTCTGATGATCACCGGTCAGGACTTGACCAAACCTCTCAACCTGAACCTCGTCAAGCGCGGCAGCCTGCAACGTGTGATCGTGTTCGATCGCTTCGACATGCAGGCGATGACGCTTAACACCTGGAACGTGCTCGCCACCAATTATCTTGAGCCAGAGTTCTACACCATCAACGGTGGCGGACAACAGGTTCACTGGTCACATTTTGCGCGGTTCATGGGCGCCAAGCTTCCACGCCGTCAACGTGCACAAACGCAAGGTTGGGGTGACTCGGAGCTGCGTAAGTGCCTGGATGACATCATGGACATCGTCGCGAGCAAAGACGGTATCGCTGAGCTGATGCAGGAAGCGAACGTCGATGTGATTACCCGTGTGGGTTTGAGCGATGAGCTGGCAAGCGATCAGGACGCGGCGATCATCCAGCGTTACACAATGTTCAGCCAGATGAAGTCGCTCGTGCAGATGGCATTGCTCGACGGTGACGAGACGTACGACCGTAAAACTCTGGATCTCGCCGGGGTTGCGCCGGTGCTCGAGACGTTGATGACGTGGATCAGTGGTGCCGCCGACATCCCGGTCACTCGTCTGTTTGGTACGTCCGCCAAAGGGCTCAACGCCACGGGTGACGGTGACCTGACGAATTACTTCAACTCGATTCGCTCGAAGCAATTGACTCAGCTCGATCCGGCGATGCGCATGCTCGACGAGGTGTTGGTACGTTCGGCGCTGGGTTACTTCCCTGACGATTACAACTACGTCTGGAACCCGCTACAGCAGCCCGACAGCGTGGAGATGGCGACAGCCGGTAAAACTCGCGCCGAGACGGATCAGATCTATCTCGATGCGGGCGTTATCCAAGTGAGTCAGATTCAACGCCGTCTCCAGGCTGAAGAGGCGTATCAGTTCAACGATGAGGACATTGAAGAACTGGAGGGGTTGGAGGAACCGAATATGCCTGCCGAGCCAGTCGCTGAGGAACCGAAGGCGCCAGCGTTGAGTACTGACGCGTTCATGAGTGCCTACACCGCCCTGACCCGCGACGGTGTATCACACGAGTCGGCTATTGCTGTGCTGATGGGATGAAGTAGTCCGGGGAGCCCCAAAAGTAAACATCACCATTGGACCACAGCGTCCACGGTAGCGATGTTTCATTGTCAGAGTCGAGACTGTGGACACGATAGGATTGACCGCTGGTGAACTCATCGCGCATGTGGTATTTACCGTCACCGACACGATAAGTCAGCATATCGCCCACCTTCACATGCTTGTACCAGTCGTCAGCGAGTGGTGGGCGACACACCGGCTCACTCACCACAGCCGCAACACGTGGCGCGCCCCAACCGAGTTCAGCGAGTCGCACAACGATCTCACCATGGCATTGACCGGCGTGTTCGAACAGCGCGTCGGCTTCAGCCTGCGCCGCCTGGGCGCGTGCTTCGAGGTCGCGCCACTCGGTCAGCATCGTTTCGAGTGTTGAGGTGGTTGTGGCGGGTGGAATTGATACAACCGCTTCCCATTGTTCGCGGGTAACGTATGAAATATTCCAGTCATTGGCGAGCTGACTAACATTTACAACGTCTCTCGACAGTCCAATATATGAGGTTTCATCTGGACTATCCCACCCCTGTAAGTCGTTAAATACCAAAGGTACAGTGCGGAACCCTGCGATCTTAGCGTTACTTTCCTGCGCAGCCGCTACCCAACCTTCCGGCCACTCTTTCAACTCACGCGCCAGCAATTCAATCAGATTCATAACCCACCTCGTTGTGTTAATGTGAACCAAACTGTAATCCCTTCTGACGGACTCGTCAACACATGGTTCGATATAATGCAGCACTTCAGCGAATCGCCCGGGCGGTGAGGAAAGACATCGACGAGGTGATCGTTCCGCTCGTGAAACAGTACGCGCCTGAGTACGTTCAGGACTCGACGCCGACACTCGACGGTTGGGCCGACACCATCGCCAGGGCATTACAATTCCTGCTCGGTAAGTGGCTCAACCCTCCCGCACGTCAGGCAGCCGAATCAATCGCGTCGGAGTTCGTAAAGTCACAGATGCGTGTGAATTCACGCGGGCGACGGTCGTTCGGTATCGACGTGTTTAGCAATTCGCAACAGGCTGTCGATTATCTGGAAGCCGCGACGTTTCAGAACGCCATGCTCATCACGTCGATCCCTGCACAGTATCTCGAACAAGTGCAGAACATCGTCATGACGAACATGCGCGCCGGTATGCGACCGTTGTTCATCGAGAAGGCGTTGAGCCAGCAATTCGGCGTTACAGCGCGTCGGGCGAAAATGATTGCGAGAGATCAGACCGCGAAGGTTCAGGGGGAGTTGAACAAGCGTAAACAGACCGCTGCGGGGTTCTCGTACTTCCGTTGGGTCGACAGTCACGATCAGCGCGTGCGTCATCGCCACCGTGAGATCGCGGATAAGGTGACCGACTACGGGAAAGGGGTTTACCGGTGGGACGATTTGCCGCTGAGCGACAAGGGTGAACCAATTCAGCCCGGATCCGACTACCAGTGTCGCTGTGTTGCGGTAGCCGTCCCGGACTTCAAGGTTAAACAGTTTCAGGAAGGTAAGGGTTAAGATCTCGCGGGCACATTCGAAGTTCCTTCTCTTTCCCGCGATTATTACGTTTACACCATTTGACACGGAGTTGATTTATCGCCCCGCAATAGAATTCATTCGGTCGAACCGCTGGGAATACTTCAGTCACTACGCCGGTTCGACCTTTCAAATAGCCTCTCAACGGCATCAGGAAACATTCAGGGTCTGCGCAAGTGACTACTTGACCGACATGAAAGTCAGTTGACACCAGGTGACTCATTGCGCATCCCCAACTGGCGGTGGAATTGGACGACTATCTAGCTCTTTGGCGATTTCGCGAATCCAATCGCTGACATGCTTACCGAACATACCGGCGCTTAAATCGAACCCTCCTTCTTCGGGTCGTTCGTCTTTGGCAACTGCTTCAGCTAGCCCAGTTGCCAACAGCGTGACTGTCATTCCGTAACCACTCATTGCGCAGCCTCCCCCGCCAGTCCCGCGTAAGCAGCCATGTCCTCGTAATCATCCGCCACGAACACACCATTGACCGCCCGAGCGTACTTGAGCTGAATCATGAATCGCCAGCCTTGCGCCTCGGTCAAGTTCGTACCTTCCTGGGCATTGAACGCCGCCACGGCGCGAGCCATCGACCGCTCACCCGCTTCGCTGTCACGTTGCACCGCCCTGTTACGCATGTGACTCACGCCACGCTCTAGGAACTCGTGGGCGGCGATGCGTTCGACCGACGAAGGATGTGGGGTTAAACTACACAGACGTTGGTGCCAGTCGTCGTTGATTGCCATATCGCCATACCAGTCGTCTTCGTTCCAGTATTGCCAGACGCCGACGTTGTTCATTTTGTAAAACGCTTCGACCCAGTTGGAATCGTCCTCATCTTTCGCTGTTTTTGGTCCCCAATGGGTTGCGCCTTCCGGTGCTTTACTCCAGTCCACCATGTTATTTGCCTCATTCATTGTTAACGGTTATGATTGCCCGCATTGGGTCATGTGGATCAGTTAATGCCGATCATCGTTTGTGACAGATCAAGCTATCGCGTCACTCGTCGTGAATATACCGACGAGGGATTTCTGCGCGTTCCGGGTAACGTCGCACGTACCGGCATCCAGGAATATCTCGCTCGTGAGTTGGGCCTTCCTGGCGATCCGAATCGCATCATCCGCGTGTACCGTCCCGCTGAAGAAGTGTTCAAAGATGAATCGCTCGCCTCATTCGATGGCGTTGACGTCACTGTAAACCACCCTGACGGCCTCGTCAACAGTGAGAACTTTAAAAAGGTTTCCGCTGGTGTGGTGCGTGGTGCGGGCCGACGCGACGGCGATTTCGTTCAATGCGACCTGATCGTCAAAGATAAAGCGGCCATCAACGCCATCAACTCCGGCAAGTGTGAACTCAGTGTCGGTTATACCGCTGTGTACACCGAAGCGCCCGGTATGACCGCCGACGGCGAACCATATGACTACGTTCAAAGCGATATCAAGATTAACCACGTCGCCCTGGTAGATCGTGCCCGGGCGGGTGCTAATGCGAAAGTGTTCGACCATACCCACTCTGGAGGCAACACAATGCCTGTACTCATTACCACTGATAGCGGGCGCAGCGTTGATGTTGCTGATCCTGCAAATGCTCAGGTAGTCGCCGACGCGTTCGACCGACTCACCCTGCGCGCAACCACTGCTGAAGCTGCCGCCGAGAAAGCTCAAGCGACTGCCGACGGTAACGCCGAGAAACTGACCGCCGCTCTGGCGCTGGGCAGCGACGACGCGATCAAGACCCGTGTGGCCGCGCTGGGTGCGCTGAATACCACCGCTCGTAAAGTGGCTGGCGATGCGTTCACCTGCGACAGTGTCGATCCGACCGAGATCATGCGCGCTGCACTGCTGATCAAGCGTCCATCGGTTGACTGGGCTGCGAAATCCCCCGCGTACATCCAGGCATCGTTCGATATGGCTGCTGAAGGTGAACCCGATCCGGTAAAGGGTGACACGACAACTGTTACCGGTGACACCGGCACCGTCCTGGCTCAATTGCTTGCACTGGCCAAAGACGCGTCCGGTAAGACTACTGCTGACACCGCAACACAGACCGTTGACGCGTACTCCGCGTACAAAGACAAACAAGCCAATGCCTGGAAAGGGGACGCAAAATGAGCGTATCGGGTGGTAACGCAATTAACCATGGTGTCGCCTACGCGGGCATGATGGCAACGGTCTTCGAACTCCGTAACGGTGTGTCGAAGCTGAACAAGGGCACCGTGAACATTCCATTCGGCACCGGTGTCGTGACCGACGGTGATGATGGTGCGAAGGTTCCGGTCGCCGCTTCCACCGCTGCGAACTTCGTCGGTGTGGTCAAGCGTGAACTGAACCGCGCCTACGCCGCCAGCGATATCGTCGGCGCGGTCGCCAAATACGACATGACCGTCATCACCACCGGTGAAGTATGGGTCACTGCATTCGTCTCGGTGACCAAAGACCAGCCGGTGTATCTGATCGTCGGCGATGGTACCGGCACCAACCAGGGTAAGTTCACCAACGTCGTGGGTGCTACCTCGACTCTGGCCGTTCTCATCCCAAACGCCAAATGGACCAGTTCGGCAGGTGCCGGTGCGCTGGCTAAAATTTCTCTGAACATCGGGGGCTGATCATGACTCAGCGCACTAAGATTTCCGTGGCTGTTGCCGACGCATACGCTGAACGCAATGGCCTCGCCAAGGGTCACCAAGTGACGTTCACCGACGGTTTGCCGACCGTGGACGACGGTATCGCGTTTTACATTTCGCAACTGACGAACCTCGAATCCCGGATTTATCAGGCGAAGTACACGTCGATCAACTTCCAAGAGCTGATCCCGATCAACACGAACGTTCCCGAGTGGGTCGATTCGTGGGATTACATCAGCTACGACGCCGTGACCGTTGGTAAGTTCATCGGCTCCAGCGCTGACGATCTGCCAAACGTGGCAATCGCTGCGAATAAAACCTCGGTGCCGATCGGCTACGCTGGCAACAGCTACGATTACAGCCTGGATGAGCTGCGCAAATCGCAACAGATGCGCATCCCGCTGGACACCACCAAGGCCCAAGCTGCGTTCCGTGGTTCGCAGGAGCACACCCAGCGCGTGGCTTACTTCGGTGACGCTGCTCGCAACATGACTGGTCTGTTCAACAACGCCAACGTTCAAACCGACTCGTCGACCATCAACTGGGCGACCGATACCGGCGCGAACATCGTGCAGGACATGAACAGCCTGTTGGTGAAAGTGTGGGTGAACTCGGCGAACGTACACGTGCCAAACGTGTTGGTTCTGGACTCGGTGCGTTACGCACAGATCTCCAGCAAGCGTATGGACACCGGTACTGACACCACCGTGCTGGAGTTCTTCCTGCGCAACAACCTGTACACTCAGCTCACCGGTCAACCGCTGCGCGTCGTGCCACGTCTGCAACTGACTGCTGCGAACCTCGCCGCTGGCGGCGTGTCGAACGGTGGTAAAGACCGCATGATGGCCTACGAATTAAATGACGAGAACCTGGGCATGGTCAACCCGATTCCGTGGCGGCCGTTGGCACCACAGATGAAAGGTCTGAACGTGTTTATTCCCGCTGAGTACAAAACGAGCGGCACCGAGGTACGGTATTTGTTCAGCGCCGCATATCGCGACTCCCTGTGACACAGTAATGATTGAGGCGCTTCGGCGCCTTTTTCATGTCTTTACGTTGACCAATCCGTCACAGTCGATCACAATGATTCACCCTTCTATATTCTGAGGTAATCCCACATGTGGCTCCGGAACAAAGCTCGCCGTCTCATCACTGTCAACGCACCAATGACTGAAGGTGGTTACACTGAGTATTACGACATCAAGCCCGGCGACAACCCAGCGGTCAATGTCCCTGACTCACTTTGCGACTCCGACTTCGTGCAGAACCTGCTCGCTATCGGCGATCTCGCTGAAGAAGCCGCCCCGGCTGGCGCTGAAGACGGTGACGAGCTATCCACCCTGCGCGACGAAGCGCTCTTACTCGGCATCAAAGTCGTCAAGACCTGGAAAGCCGACCGTATCCGCGCCGAGATCCAGAAGGTGAACGAATGAGCGATCCCATCGAGCAGGAAATCGTCGCGAAAGGTCTGACTGCACCACGCATTACCCCTGCTGACCTGCAAGCCAACATCGTCGGTGAATATTTCTTCACTGCCGCACAAGGTGTACAGGCTGCGTTCGGCGAACAGGACGAGTTGACGCGGTTGACTGGTGCCCACGGTGAACTGGCACTGTTGACTTTCTGCGTCCTCGTGCTGAAGAATGGTTTCACTGTCACCGGTGAATCGGCCTGCGCCAGTCCGGAAAACTTCGACGCTGATATCGGTCGTAAGATTGCGCGTCAAAACGCCGAGCAAAAGATCTGGCCGTTGATGGGTTACGAACTGAAGCAACGCTTGCAAGACGCCAAGTAACAACCAGCGCCACCCCGGTAATCTCCGGTGCTTCACTAAGCCCGCCACTGTGCGGGCTTTTTCATGCATGCTATTCTGTAGCGAACCAATCGGAGGCCGCACCATGGCGAGCTGGAAAGACGATTTAGCACTCGACGCAATGTTCCTGCGCGTCATCAATGGCCTACGTGGACTCACGGTGCAGGATTACAATTCCGTGAACGTCAAGAAAGGCGTTCAATATGAGCTGGCTGGTAACACCGCCGTGCTTGCCGATGGTGCATCGATTGATACGATTTTCACGACTGGCCCCCTCCCCGTCATCATCAAGGGTCGAATCGTTAAGTTCAACGGTACAAGTATCACCACGCGTGTGTATCGTGCACCGACCTATACGGGTGGTACGGTTACCCCATACTTCAACCTGAATGATATTGGTCCGGTGACCGGTGGCGTGGTGGTTCGTACGACCCCCACTGTTACCGTGGTCGGTACAGAATTCGGCGCCCCTACGTTCGACATCGGATCGGCGGGTAATGGTAACTCCAGCCTCAGCACATATTCGATCTCGGGTAATGAGCGTGTGCTTCGCCCTAACACCACCTATTTGCAGCGCATCACGAATGACTCGGGCGCAGCACAGCGAGTATCGTCATACCTGACGTGGTTCGAAGGTACTCCTGACTTCCCGAACGCGGACTACCCATAATGGTTATCACTCAGGCAATGATTGACAGCTTTCGAGCTGAATTCCAGGCGTTCAGCGATATCGTCAAATGGCCTGACGCGCTCATCTCGTGCGCGCTGTGTGAGGCTGACGCCGAGACAGGTTCGAGTCGGTGGGGCGCGTACGAGGACGAGTGTCACAACTTCAAACGGCGCGGAATGTTCTACTTCGCCGCGCACTGGCTATCGACAAATTACGGAACAGCCGGTGTAACCGCTGACCCAAATTCCGAGGCACGGCTGAACGTGGCCAGCAAATCGGTGGGTGATGAATCGATCGCGTACCGAGTGCCGAAAATGATGGACGTCGGCGATGACTGGCTCACGTTCACCGTGTACGGTCAGCAGTTCTACCGATTGCGTCGTCGTGCTGGGATGGGGGCGATAGCCGTATGAGCCTTGACATCACTGGTGCAGCCGATACATGGCTCAACGTATACACCGCTACCGGGGTAACGCCCGGTACACCAATCATGATTTACAATAAATCGATTTGGGATGTGACCGCCCAGGAAGTCACGACGCCGCCCAGCGCGGCGTCGTGGGACGGTCCGGTCATTTGTCGTGCCGAGGCATGGACCGTCGACCAACAAGGCGTGACGGGATGCTGGGTGCGCTCACGCGGTCCGATCTGGCTCAACGTGCAGGTGGTGTCCAGTGCTTAAACCCCGGAACCTTATCCGAACGAAACGCATCGAAACGTACACGGGTACGACAGATGCGAACGGTCTGATCACAGTGACGTATCCGAGGCCGTTTCTGACCGTGCCGAATGTCCAACCCGAACCGGTACCGAGTTCCGACATGGTGTGGGTCAAAGTGTCCAGTACGGTCAACGGGTTCAGCATTCGCCTCGTACAACGCAGTGTCGTAACGGTGCTGGCGATTCAAGTGCTGGCGGGCACCGTTACGAACGTGGTGGGCACGGCTGCTCAAGTGCTGGTAGTGGAGCGGTAGAACCAGGCGTACGCTCGCGCCTTGCGCAGATAAAACTGGTGAAGTCCGACATTTCCTTCTGACTTGGCGCGACGTGCATGGTCAAGGCATTTGCTAATGTGGTTCATCGTCATCATCTCGCTTGATGGTCGGTTTCGACAGATAGGTCACGCACTCGTCGAGATTTTTGTTGTTGCTATAACCGTTGGGGTTGTTCTGACCGTCGCCATATCCCCACTTGTAGGCATCGCGCAGACATTCCTCGAAAAACTCCCGACACATTTCAATCTTGTCAGCCATCGCCCACCTCGATTGGTATGATTACGCAGCGGCAGTTGAGTAACCAGCTCGGTCGCATCATCGGATTCGCGACGTAATATCGTTTATCGTTCTGCATTCGCAATACTCGACCCGGAAGATGACGTGCCAGCAAGTCACACCGATCGGTCGACGCATACTCAACGGCCCTGGCGATCGCTTGCGGACCGACCCACCCGATACGAGTGTCAGCGTTCCAGGCCATACGTGTGGCACCGTATGCAAGCTTGAAGCACTCCCGGATCGTCATCATCGCTGCATCTCCCGGATCGTCACGCGTGGGTTCTGCACAACGAAACTCTCGTTACCGTGTGCATCGTTGTAGCGCATCTCACTGCATGTGAACCCCAGCGCCTGGAGCGCGTCACGGGCGATCTTTGACAAGGTCGACTTGCCCGTACCGGGGTTACCCTTGAATGTTATGGTCACGTTGGTCATGTCGATGTGTACCCCACGGCTGGCTTAGGCGACTTCGCATCGCGGGACATCATTACGACGAAAACGATGAAAGCAAACATGGGACACCTCCGTAAGTTGACGACCCCATCATATGTCACTATGACGAGGTCGTCAACATCCATTACGCAGCGGCCGGAACCAACGTGAGTTCGGGCGGCGCAAATCGCAGGAACCGCTGCATTACCATGCGAACCTCACGTTCCATTTCCTGCTGATTGTCGACGGGGATCTTCTCGGCGAGCAGCATCGCGTCATGCCACAAGGCGCCTATGAGGTTCTGCGGGCCTTTCACTTCCACCCCTTCCATCTCTGGACGTTGGGGTGCTGGCGGCTCGGCGTGCTTACGCTGCAACGCTGCACTGCGCATCTCCCGGATAGTCGTACGCATCGCACCGACCGTCTCAAATGACAAGACGTCCAGCTTCATACGGTATGCAGCACGGAAGGTCGACACGTAGAGTTTCACGGCGTCGGGGGCTGGCTTCTCTTTGGAGCCCGCAACGGGGCGCCCCGCCGTCTGACTCCACGCGTTGATACGGAATGCGTCCCTGACGATTTCGTTGAAGTGATCAAGGTCTTTGACGTCTTCCGTCTTGAGGGTGTTGAACATGCCATTCGCGGCACTCTCTACACCTTTTGCTTTGCGTGCGATGTTGGTGAAATCCACTGATAATGTTTGGGCGTTCATTGTGCACTACCTCAATTTTAAGTTGGGTAGCGTCCGTGCGTGTGTAGCGCCGTCGTTATCATGTCTGTGCGGCAATGTCATACTGGCTCATAATGACGAAGCCGTCAATACCGTTCATCCGGTCAAATGTGACCAGAACCGTATAAATAGTCACGGAATGTCCACTGTAATTTTCTGGTCACTGAGATGAAGGTGACGCAGTAGTCGGAGCGTGACTAAATGAGTCGGTTTAGTCATGAAATGTCTTTTTCGGCTGTATCGGTGCTAAAACCATACCCCGTACCCCGGAACTCGCAAACCATCCGGGGTAACCTGGAAGCCACGTGTTTCAAGGGCTCCAGACGTTTTACCCGAATACCCCGCATCGGTTCGCTATTCACGGCGCTGTATATAGATGATATATATT